ATATACACATTTCGAATGAAAGAGTTTCAGCACGGCAAGACATATCATACTTAGTGAAGTCACAGGTGGAAGCTAAACCGGGGCGTGAATAAGATTTAGAAAAAGAGTCCAAGTCGTTGAGAGTTTTGCCGCCATGGATGTAAACGTTGGATCGCATCAGCTTGTACAAAATTGCACGCATGTACCGAGTCCAAGGTCCAAAGTCGAAAACATTAACGTCGGGAGAAGTAACAAGGGGTTGTCCAGGTTTGGCTTGAGGTTTATTGACAGTGGCTTCATCTTCTTCTTCGAGACGGAAATTGCGAGCTCCGGTTTCCGCCTTGGCTTTGCTTTGAGATTTGACAAAAGCTTCCATGTAGTTACGTGGCCATTCGGGGCTGGCTCGATCGATGTTGTTCCAAATAGTTGCAATCGGTTTGTTGAGCTTGACTGCAACAGTTTGAATAATAGCCCATACGTAAGCTTGTTCGTCGAAAGCATAAGACTCCGTAGGAAGTTGAAGATAGTTGCGCCAGTGTTCAAAGAGAATGGGGCCAAGCCAGGATTTCTGATCATACTCGCGATAGTTTTGATCTGGTGTGGCATAATTGAAGCGAGTTTTGATGGCAGACGCGAAGAGAGTCGGATCGGAAGAGGCTGTTTGTCTGGGGAAAAAGTTAGCTTCTACGGGGAATGAGAGAAATTTGGAATGTTCGATAAATTGCTTCGACATTTCTCCTCGGTAGCAGAGCTCACGCTCCTCTCGAGGGAGAACGGGTTCCAATTCAGCAAAGTTGTGAGGTGAACAAGATGAAGGTAAATGTGTGTTGAGATGGTCTTCAGCGCCAGAGAATTCGGGAGCAGAAGGAGAAGATTCGAAGTATTCCATAAGTACAGGGGCATTAGCACGAAAAGAAGCAGGAAGAAAGTCAAGTCGGGAGTTAGTCCAAGAACAGATCGCTTCTGAAGGTCTGGTGACAGGCCCAGTGCCGAAAGGATGGGTAACGTTGGGGTTCAGTGAAAAGATGGGAGGGTTTGGAAAGAAAGAAGAAGTGAAGAGGCGCCAAATGTCCGTAGCAGGGGCAAGTCCAAGAAGAGGGCCGAGAATAGGGTGTCGGCCTATGAGTGGTAAGTCTGAAGCAGGTAAATCTGATTGTATAAAGAGGCGTCTTTTGGCTCGAGTGATGGCAGTAAAAATGTTCTGAAGGGAGCAAGCGAAGAGGGTAGCAGGGCCAATTTTCATGACAACTGTATCCCATTCGGCTCCTTGCACTTCAGTGTAAGTGTACGCAGCATAACCATCACGAGTGTAAGCGCCTTTCACAGTGTCAGAGTAGCAGAGGACTGGGACCTTGGCTTGAGCTTCAAAAGGCATACGATAATCGAAGAGAACATCTCCGGGTTCAGAAGAGAGTGAATGAATATTAAATACAGATGCGATGCGATGAGGAATGCGATAAGAGTACATGCGATAAGAAGGAGAAAGAGGGGAGAAAACAGAAATGTTGCTCTTTAACTCAAGGAGAGTGGAGCAAGCACGAGCGTGTTCAGACTCAGGTGCCCAGTGGCCTTGGCAACGGTCACCGAGAAGGATCATATGCTTCAAATCTGTCTTGTGGAGGATGAAGAAATCAAAGTAACCAGGGGGAAACAGTCCGTATTCGTCGAAAATGGCAAAATGAGCGTCCGTGGCGAGAGCATGTTCGTATGTGCGGAAAGAATCTTTCTGTTGCTTGGAAAGGTTGATAAACTTACTAACCGTGTCTTTGCGGAGAAAAACACGGGGAAAACCGAAAACAAAAGACCCAGGGAAAATGTGTTGTTGATGTGTTTTGAGGATGTCGATGATGGGTCGGGATTTGCCAGAGCCAGGCAAGCCTTCAACTACAGCTACTTGTACGCGAGGCAGGGGGGTAATTTCCAGGTGACGAGTGATTTCCGCGGGAGAAGATGTTTCAAGATCAATGAAGCCAGATTGGAAAGCAATACCTACTTCTCTACTTTTGTAAGCGTTCCAAAAAGTTTTAGCACGTTCACGATTTGGGGTGAACGTTTTCCACTGAAAGGATGGAAGCTTGTCGAAAAGTTTTGGGAAAGAGAAGTGGCTATCAGTTTCAAAAAGGCCAGTGCCCCAGACATGAACGGGAGGGGTAGAATTGAAGTCGAAAGTTAGCTCAGGTAGGATGGAATCATGGGTCTCGAGGGGGGAGAAATGGCCTCCGCCTTTGGCGTTGGGTACATGTTGGAGCAAAATGGAGCTAGCGGGATTGCTGGTTGGGCGCCATCCGACAACGATAGGAGCCGAGGAGTTGCCAAGAGGGTAATGAAAGTAGACCGTGATGCGGAAAATCAGACCGAGGATGTGGGCGTGCCAAGTGGAGAGACCTTTGCCAGTGTAAGCGGATTCATAGAGACTGGGGGGAAGATGGCGGATAAGCTGTTGCCAGAGTGTTTGTCGTTGTATACCGGAGGCAAGTTCAAAAGAACGTAAGAGGCAGTCAGTGGCGGCAGGAGGATATGGCAAAA